GCGACATTGAACCAAAGCAATGAGAGATGCTCTTCATTTGTATCAAGATCTACAACATTTACTTCAATTGCATCTGCAGGGCCGTTAACTGTTTGGATATTGGCCTTGAACTCAATCGGTTCGACAATGAGAAGGTGGCCGTTAAAGTCTGCAACCTTAACGCCTTCATTTACTACTGGTGCTGAAAAAGCCATTTGGCTTTCCCCCGTTTCTTTTGGTTTGTGTTTGGTTTTGGTGTTAGTTGTTTTCTAACTCTGTTGGTGGATTTGATTCAATGATTTCTTTATTAATATCACTAATCGTTTTCCAAGGTTGGCAATCGCATCCTTCGCGGCTACACATTTGGTTTCTCCGTATCCCCATTGCAAGCAATGGATAAATCGGTGCTAAACGGGCGGTAATACGGGCAATACATACACATTCTAGATGGTGTTGCCGGTATCAAAGGCCACATTTGAGGATTTTCTTCAACATCAATTGTTGATAGCAGTTCGTAAACTGAATCCAATCGAGCCAAAGCTGAAAGTGCTGCGCTCTCATCATAATCATATAACTCAATGTGCATATCAGTTATTTGGCCACCTGTAGGCAAGAAAATAAGGCCAACCTTATTCACTACCGCGCCCTGTTGGGCTTTTCCGTAGCCGTACAACTGCACTTGGGTAATCTGTTGAGATGTAGCGCCTTCACTGCGCTTGGCTTTTACACCTGCAGGTGAAGTGGTTTTCCAATCTAGCACATACCCTTTTTCAATATCAAAGAGATCAATAGTTCCAGATAGGTTTGCCCTAATCTGAACCTTTTGCTCTACTTCATACCTTTCAGGGAACTTGCTAAAAATATCCTCTAAGAATGAGTGGATGGCGGTACCAACATTGGCTGCCCAGGAACCGCCACCCGACTCATTAGCCTTATCCCAATCCAACAACTTGTAAGCCAATCGGCGCACACACTCTTGCCCAACCTCGCTAGGTCCAATATAAACCTGTTGTGATCGTGGCGTGTAGCGTGAAGCCTCTGTAATGATATTGGTGATTTCATTCGCCAACTCTTTACTTGGACTGTTCAAAGGTGCAAAAGTCATTTGTTATTCATCCTCATTAACGATAGTAAAACGGCGTGAAGTAGATTTTACCTCAAGGGCTTCAACTACCTGCGGTGGTAGCAATTCCCGTGCGCGTTTCGTGTCGAATCTTGTGGACTCAACAAATGACCAGCGAACTACCGGCTTATTGTGGAACATACCAATTTGGTTATCTCCCAAAGCCGCCTCAATGTGTGATCGAGCTACATCTGCTACCTCTTGCAGTTGTTTAATCTGCGCAAGTGCGTTTTTGTATTGCTCAAGCCACGCAGCAATGTTGCTATCAAAATCAACAATGCCTTTCTCTATTTCTACGCTCATACTAACCCCCATTAGTAATAGTTTTTGCGCTGAAAATGTTTCCAAGCGGCACAAGGACCGCCGGAGCCATATTTTCTGCCTATGTAGGCAAGTGCTGCAATCGTTTGGGCAACAGTGGAATCACTGCGCTTCATTCCTAGATTGCGATAAGTACCATCCAATAATTGCCCAACACCTGATGCTGAACTTGTTGGATTATCCTTATCTTGCCAGGCGCTTTCTTTGCTCATAAGAGCGTTAAAGCACTTGAACTGTTGAGTTGTGAGTAACTCACGCGCCACCTCTTTTGGATTTACCTGCATCAAGTGTGGGCGATCCTTGTAGATCACTAACTCAGGAATTGCAGGTTGGGCGGTTATGCCCTGAACCATTAAAGATGTTGCAATGCTTACGCTCACGATGAGTGCAAGCCTTTTGATGAGTCTTTTATCTGTTGGTGTAATGGTTTAGCTCCTTGTTCAGTTGCAGCATACTTTTTTAATACACGCCGGATGTAGCCACCCGATGTGCCAAGTTGTGCCGCAATTTCGTTAACAGGCTTCCCCTTTAGGTGCAATTTGATAATGGAAAGTGCCATCCCTTTGAAGGCGTAATCCTTATCTCTTGCCTTGGCATCTCGATCTGCAGGTGTAGTTCCACCCCAAATGCCGTGAGGAATCTGTTTTTCTAGTGCGTACTCCAAACACTCCATTCTGTGAATACAACTCTCGCATATCGCTTTGAGTTGGAGCAGTCTTTCTGCCTCTTGCTTTCGGTTATCGGGAAAGAATAAATCTTTATCCTCAACCTCGGCACATTTTGCTTGTGGAAATTTTGGGAGATCAACAAAGAAATCAAGAGATTTCAACGCTTTTCTTCCAACCACTGTGATAAATCCTGAATTACCCAGGCTTTATCAATCCCTGCGTTTCGGCGCTTTAGGATTATGTAATGAAAAGGCACCTCGGATAAACCGCGAGCCTTTGCATAGTTTTCTGCCTCAACTTCAGCTTCACGCCAAAATTCAGGCAAACTTATTGTTTTTCTATTCTTGAGTTCAAGAATGTATTGCTTCCCTGCAATGATTGCGACTAAATCGCCTTCATCATTCTTTCCGGCCTTCACCAAACGCTCGCATAACGCGCCTGCAGTTCGCAGCCAACGCATTACATCAGTTTCAAATTGTGCGCCTTTGCGCCCGTTTGGATTGGCCATTACTCAACTACTCGCAGTTTGGCTACTTTGGTACTCATCTCATCAGCGTTAAAAATACGGCGCTTTTTGATTGAGGTAATAATATCTTGGCAAAGATTGTAAGCCTCATCTTCAGACATTACGGCAATGCGCAGAGCCATTTCAGGCATCTCATCCCTAGCCTGATCAAGTTGCTCAACATAACCTTCAGCCTTGTATGAAGTGCGGTTTGCGGCCTGAAGTTCATCTAGGCAACTCAAATCAACTTGGCCAACTACATCTTCAACCAAATCAACGCAGGCATCACGCTCTTCAAGATAAAGGCAAATCTTGCCTGAATCAGTTGTGTGGACTGAAAACAAAGGATCGCGTACACGGCTCATTTCTTCACCCAAGGATCCTTGATTTCATTATCAAGAAAATTATCTTTCTCAATAATCATCCACATAATAAATAGGAACGAGCTAACAGTTCCTAATGCAATTAGAAATAATTTCATATTTAACCTTTCCGTTCAAAGAGTAGGATGGCACATACTACACATCTTTGAACTGCGCGACACGCTAAGGTTTTTGAATCTCTATCTGAAACGGCGCTGCGGTGTTTATATCGTACTTAGCAGATATTTGTAGCGCCTCAATAAACTCACCTTGCGCGCATTCAGGCTTGGCTAGGTTGGCCAAGGTTCCGGCAAGGTATCCCAAGGCATAAGGCGAGCCTGAACCAACGCCGTAAAGGCAATCAATGCTTTGGCTAATATCGAGCGAATCGCCAATTTCAAATACATTGCCTGCAAAAGCAATCAAAAAGCTGAAACTCACGCCATCTTTCTCAAAATCGTATGAGTTGGCCTTAAAGGCGGTAACAATGCTTGGGATAATTTTCTTGCCCATAAACTTAACGGGATCGGTGCCATCATAAAGGGGCGGTTTCCAGTTATACATAAGAATATCGCCTGGCCTGCAATCGCCGGACACGGCAAAGAGGTATTTGCCGATTTTCACGATTTTGGGGGTGCTAGGGGAAAGGGTGCGCTTATCGCCATCGGTGATTTGGGAATCAGCGCCCAGGATGGCGAAATCAGCGCCCTGGAAGGCAATAATGGTAGTCATTGGCCGATTGTAGGGGTTTAGCCTAGACAATGGAGAAAACCCGCCTACTTCCCCTTTAGGCGGGCCTTCAAGGGGAGCCTAACACGCTCAAATCTTGTTATCAAATTGTTATCAAAATCAGCTCCAAATGGTGCTTTCCTGTATATACAGGTGCTAAGTTTATCTCATTGAAGGGAACGGCTCTTCAAGGAACGGATCAGAAAATGCAACTCTTTCAAGTAAATCGTGGCAAGTTCATCAGCACAAATGAAGAATACCGAATTGATTATGTGCCTTATAGCGGTGGCTCTTCAGAGTGGATTATTTCACGCAAGAATTCAACAGATGCTTATTTCACTGCACTTACATCTGCACCAACACTTGCAGATGCAAAAGCAAAATACTTTGAGATTGTAAAGGCGGTTGCATAATGACTACACAAAAACTTTGGGTTTCCGATAATGGAGATGTTACTTGTGAAGCACACGCAGGTATGTATTTAAGATGTGCAATTGAAGCAAAGCCAAAAGCAAAGCAACACAAAACACCTCTTGGCAATTGGGCGCTTTACTTCACTCACCTATTAGGGGGCGAGAATCTAGTTTGCGAAACTTGCGTTCCTTGGGATTCACCAAACCATCCATACAACAAAATTAAGGCAGGTGCATAATGACTTATGAAAACACCTGTTACCTATGCGGTACAAAGTTTGATGGCGTTGCCAAAATGTCCGAATGTTATGAGTGCTTTATCGTGAGAGTAGGGGAAAACTAAAATGGGTGCATATAAGGAACTATTTATTGAGATTCAAGATTCAATCTGCAATATTGCCAAAAACCTTGAGCAATCAATTGAGGATTGCGACATTGACCAAATGAAACTTGCCCTACGCGGTGCAATTGTGAACTCTGCCCTAACTATTGCCTTTATTGAAGAATTGGAGAATTAAGAATGAAACTCAACAAACGCGGTGTAATCGTGATGTGGGCGCTTGTAATCCTTGTAGTGCTTGGCTTTACCTACCTAACCCGTGATGTGTGTTATGTAGGCAATATGCCTGGGAACACCTTGGGCTACGGCTCTTGCTCAAAAATGATTGATTTGGTGATTACAAAATGAACTTTTCAGATGTAGTGATGTATCACATCCACCAATCAATTGAGGCAATCGCCTGCAATGAACCTGATCAGGCAGAAATGCACCGCCAAATGGCCAAAGTGCTTATTGAAAAGTTAGGTGCTTAATGACCCCAACGCCAATTAGATGTGTTCGAGTTTCGCAAGAATTGTGGAGCGCAGTAACTGCAAAAGCTACAGATGAAGGAAAAAGCGCCTCACAAATTATTATTGAAGCACTCAAGGAATACATAAAGTAGTTAAAAAGCAAGTAAACCCCGCACCTGGAACGGCAGGCGCGGGGTTTACTTATTGGGGGCGTGTGAGCGCCTAAATCTATTCTGTTGAAATCTCGCCTGAAATACTTGCGTAGGCTGCCAAATCAATAAAACTATCAAGGTGATCAGGGGTTTCAATCAATCTAGCAACCTTTACCAACCCCATACAGATTGCAACCTGCGCCGGTGTTACTTCAGTTTGTAGAAATGTTGACCATAAAGAGGCAATTCTTTGATGGTTGCTTAAAGCTGAACCATAATTCTTTTCTCTATCGCCGTGAGTGAGCCTATCGGCCTCGGCTAAAATCTCTTTGCGGTTCATTATTCCCCCAATTCGTACCAACCATCGCCCCATAAGGTGAGCAATCGTTGGAAATAATCGTTGTATTGAGCGCCGATAGTATCAAGGTTATAGAGAGAAACCGCACGCTCTCGGATTGCGGCGCGATCCAATTGCTTCACATT